GGTAAATTTATGCATTTACTAAGGGAATACCCCCCTACTGCTTTTTGTTGTACCATGCAGTTATGGGAAATCTTCAAGCTTTAAACAAAATTGTCGCTTTTGAACGGCTCGAAGGGGCTGGCGTAGCGAACTGGCTAAAAAATTTGGGTGCGTGGGATCGGGAAGGTTTTGCCATCCAGATACGCAAGGCAATGATTAGTGCTTATGGAATGGAAGTCGATGTCGATGAGCACATGGTTACTATGCTGGCAGACCAAATGGATACTTATGTAAAAGCCGCCAATAAATTGCTGGTTGAGGATTTGGTTGAGGTGGCTAACAATGGTGCAAGAATGGCAAATCCAAATCAAAAGATTCGGGATGCCGCACTTTCCAAGATTATGCAGTTGATGACCATGTTAGGGTTAGTACCTAATGGCAGACCAAAGAAGTCATCCGCACCCACCGACATAGACGAACTATTGGCTGGCCCTAGATACGAATGAACCAATGGGAAGATGGGGTTCAATACGCTAGAGATGTATCCCTTGGCAAAATAGATGTTTGCCGAGATGTGCAACTGGCGTGTCAGAGATTTCTTAATCAACTAGAGAACAAGGAATGGCGCTGGGAATTTAAGCCCGAACTGGCTCAACATACTCTAAACTTTGTTAGTAGAATCACCCATGTAAAAGGGCCTATGGCTGGAAAGCCAATGGAACTGATTCCATTTCAGATTTTATTTATATGTGCCATTTATGGGTTTAGGGATAAAAAAGACCCAACCATTCGAATGGTTCAAGATGTAATACTATTCATTCCCCGAAAAGCATCAAAGTCAACTTTGATTGCTATTATTGGTTTATATGAGATATTGTTTGGCGAGGCTGGTGGGGAGGTTTATTGCACCGCACTAGATAGAACTCAGGCTAGTATTGTTTTTGATACGGCCAAAGGAATGATTGAGGGGATGCCGCCTAAGATTGCGGCGCAATATAAAGTCTATCGCCATGAGATTAAGAAGGCATCCGATAGCCAAAGTAAGTTCACCACAGTAAGCCGCGATAGCAAAAGAACTGGTGACGGAAAAAATCCCTCGGTATCTATCATAGATGAAGCGGCTCAAATTATTGAGAGGAACACAATCGAGGTCATGAACTCAGGTATGGTGGCCAGACAGAACCCATTACGCATATATATTACAACCGCCTCATTTACAAAAGAAACCCTATTCTTTGAGAATATGCAGTATTTGAAATCTATGCTTAATGGTCAAGCAGAAGATGACCCTAGATGGTTTGGACTAATGTATGGCCTAGATGATGGGGATGATTGGAAAAATCCCGCAACCTGGGCAAAAGTAAACCCAATGCATGGAATTTCAATAAATACAGAAGCCATTGAAAAGCGGGTAAAAGAGGCTCAAAGCAAACCATCATCAGTCAACGAACTCTTATGTAAGACATTTAATGTCTGGGTATCAGCTAACTCCGCATGGATTAATAGAGAAACTTGGGATAATGCGCCACAGGGTAAACCCGTAGATACAATTGAATCTACATTTATTGCGTTTGACTTGGCGGCAACCCGCGACTTAAATGCCGTATGCACTTTGCATCGATATTCAGAAGAAAAGTTCTATGCTGACTTTAAATTCTTTTTACCAGAAGATAGTATGGGATTCATTCCAACCCACTATAAGCCTATATTTATGCAAGCGGTGGATAGAGGAACCCTTAAACTAACTCAGGGTAATGTGGCTGATTATGTAGAAATTGAAGAATATATTAAACAGCAAACAGTATTGTATGAAGCCAAAGAGATTGGTTATGATGCCTGGAATGCCGCCGCTTTGGTTAGTAAGCTATATGAGCAAGGGTTCCCAGTTAAGAAAATTGGTCAGGGAATGGCAGTATTAAATAATCCGTCTAAGCATTTAGAGAAATTAATACTAGGAAAAGCCATCCATCATGAACACGATCCATTCGTAGGATGGCAGTTGGGCAACTGTGAAGTGTATGAAGATGTAAACGGGAACAAGAAAATTCGTAAAAATTCCGCTGACCCGTCTGCAAAGGTTGACGGAATCATTGCTATGATTATGGCATTCCATTGTGTATTAGATAATCCATCAATTTCAAGTAGCTTTGGATTTAGAAGTTTTTAGTATAGAATTAATTAATTCTAGGAGAAAAACATGGGAATGTTAGACATTTTTAAGGGTAAAAAGCAGATTCAGAAGGAATCAAATACTCTATTTGGTCAGACCCAATTAGGTAATAATGTTATCTATCAAGGTGCGGCTGGCCGTCAAACAGTATCTCAGCAACTCCTTTATGTAACTACAGGCAGTACGACATCGGCTGGTAGGCCAATTGATATGTCGGTACTTAGCCGTAACAGCACAGTTATGAGTTGCGTTGGGGCAAAGGCAAGAACCTTGGCTCAACTTCCAATTAGAGTAATGTATAAGAGTGAAAACGGCGATTTTATTGATGCAGTTGAGGATAAAAGCGTTAGTGCTAGAGAAAAGGCAAAAGCCAAGCAAGTTTTAAACTTGTTGCGTTGCCCAAACAATTTTCAGAGCCAATATGAGTTTTGGTATCAATGGTCAATGTGGCAAGACTTAGCTGGCGAGTGTTTTACCCTATGGTGGAGAGCAAAACAAGATGAATCTATGCAAACTCCTATCGAGATGTATAACCTCGATGCTACTCTTATTACAGTTCAGCTTACTCCTACCCGCTATCCTAGTTATAGGCTTTCTACTCCTACTTATGGATTTAACAAGGATGAGCCGCTATCAGCGCACCAGGTCATGCACATTTCGGAAGCCGCTTGGCAAGGTGTAGCTGGCTTTAACAAAGGTATTTTGGCCGCAGAACTGGTTGCCTTGGATCAGGACATCGATTTATATGCCAACTTTATTATGCAAAATGGTGCAAAGCCATCTGGTATGTTTGTTACAGAGCAAGTGATTCCAGATGCCAAATACAAGGAAATTGCCGCCAGATTGAAAGAGGCATGGGCAAGTATGACGGGTTCTAGGGATACAGACCCATCTAAACCTGGTCAGGGAATGTTATTGGACCAAGGAATGAAGTATCAGCCGTTGGATATGCTGACATTGCAAGATGCTCAAACTGCCGAATTAAAAATGCAGACAATGAAGCGTATATGTGGTTTATTTGGTGTTCCATCGCAAATGATTGGTATTTCCGATGGCAAATTTAATAATACTCAAACATTATTAGATGAATTCTATAAGACAACCATGTATCCTATGGTAATTAATATTGAACAGAAGTTAAATAGCCATTTATTTAAAGGTTATCCAAATCTTTGTATTAGATTTGATACTAAAGAATTCCTCAAGGGCGCGGCATTAGATCAAATGAATTTTGTATCACAGGGAATGAATTCGGGTATTATTACACCTAATGAAGCCCGCGAATATTTGAATATGTCTAAAATGGATGGGCAAGACGAATTAGTTTCAGCCATAACAAAACAAGATGCAATATCTGGAACCTCACCACAAGATACTGGCGGTGGCGGTGGAAATCAGAAGCGCAAAATGAATATAGGGAAATAATAATGACAATACTTACTAAGATTTTAGATGTATTGAATTTACAAATTAAACAACCTAGTGATAAACTACCGAAAAAGGTAGTTAAGTCCCCTAAAATACAAGATAATAATCAGGCTATTAACCTTGGGGCAATAAATGAAAAATCTACTTCTAGTGTGCGAAGCAAAACTCCAACTGGGGCAGTCAGCAGACGAAGCACAAAGTCCAAGCGGTAAAATCGAAGCTAGGGCCACAACTTGGGGTGCGCGAGAAGGCGCAGATGGCCGAAAATTTAACTATAAGCCAGATGGATTTTCCCAATGGGCTGATGAATTCAATAAATCTGGCAAACCAATGCCAATGTTCCTCAACCATAATGATATGGGTATGCCCGTTGGACAATGGGATGAGGTAATGTTCGATGAAGGCGGAATGACTGCAAAAGGTCGTTTATTCATGAACACAGTTGGCGGTTCCGATATTCATTCTGTATTAAAAGAATCACCAAATTTATTTGGTGGTGTTTCCGTTGGCGCATACGCTGATGAAGCCTGTATGGTTGATGAGGCTGGAAACCCATTGCAATTAGGTGTTGATTCAGATGAAGGTTATTTCCAAATCACTAAAGGTGGCTTGCGTGAAATTAGTGTAGTTATGTATCCTAATAATCCAGCCGCCGAAGTAATGAAATTAGAGTGTTTCGATGTCGATGGACATTTGAACCCTCGCGTAGTTGAGGAAGCCTTGCGTGATGCTGGGCTTTCCAAGAAGGGTGCGACCACCGCATCTTCCGTCTTTAAGAAAATACTTGAATCGCGTGATGTGAAAGAGGAAGTTCTTGAAGAAGCCCCACAACTAGGTGAGCTAGAAGCGGTGGTAAATGAAGCTGAAATAATTCTTGAAGCCTTAAAGGAAAGAGAATTGTTGAAGGCATTATCTAAACGCATTAAATAAAGGAAATATCATGTCAGAGCAAATCATTGCAAAGCTTGACGAAATCGAAGCGCAGACAGTTGCTAAGATTGAAGAAGGCAAAGCAGAAACAACTAAATTGGTTGACGAAAAAGTTGCTTCTTTTGAAGAAAAAGTTGCCGCTTTGGAAGCAAAAATATCTCAAGTTCAATCTCCAGCTATTGTTACAACTTACAAATCTCTCAGCCAAGAACTTAATCGTTCTATTAAAGAGCAGATGCGTGACTTTTACAAATCAAATAGCCGCGTAGAAAAAGAAATCAAATTGTTCGAATCAGTAGATCAATATGATGCTTACATGAAGGAAGATGGCTCACAGTTGGGTAATCCAGCGGGCTATGGTTCTGGTTATAACGTAGGTGGCCGTACTGGATATGATCCTGTATTCGTTTCACTCCGTCAAACAAATCCGTTGCGTGGTGTTTCCCGTTCTGTAGCTACTGATGGCTCTGCTTATCAGTTCCGCGCCAAAACTGGCAACGCTGGTGCTCAATGGGGTTATGCAATTCAAAACAATGGCGCACCTACAACCCAGAATACAAATATCTGGCAGTTAGTGTTAAAAGATTTGAACTGTGAGTTCCCTGTTCGTACAGCTACTCTTGATGACATCGATGGTTTGGAAGGCAACATTATTTCAGACATGATGGCCGAATTTGGTCAGGTCGAAGCACAAAGTATGATACTCAACAATGACCAAACTGATTCACCAGATACTTATGGTGGAACAAATGGTTTGCGTGGTTTAAATCAGTACGCTTATGCAAGCACATTTACTGGAGGTACTGTTCACCCAGCGGCTTATGGTTCAAGCGGTGTATCAACCAGCAATGGTTTGTCCACAATTACAACTTATGACCAAATCACAACCAATGGCACAAGCACAACTGCTAACAACATCACTTATAAAGATGTGGTTAACTTTATTTACAGCTTGCCAAATCAATACTGGACTGACTCTGCTAAGTTCATGATTAACCCACTTCAGTTACAAGCAATTCGTGGTTTAGTTGATGACAACAAGCGACCAATCTATGTTGACGGCTTGGCTCGCGCAGATGGCATTGTTGGTCAGTTGCTTGGCTTTGATGTTGTTGTTAACAAGTATTGCGATGGTCCAAATGATGTTGGTACTAGCCCTAAAGCTGATTTGTATCCAATGTTCTTTGGTGACTTCCAAAAAGGTCATGCAATCGTTGATCGTTTGAACATGGTTCTGCGTAGATACGACCAAACACAACCTGGATTTATCACTTTCTACGGCGAGAAGCGTTTAGCATCTTCTGTAGTTGATCCATTTGCTTTGGTTGCATATCGTAGCACTCATACTGCTGATTAAAGGATGGGGGAGAAATCCCCCGCCTTTTTTTTAACTTATTTGGATTGAAATATGAACACCACTCTAATTTATGAAGCCATTAAAAAGGCCTTAGTTGAAGGCGAATCAAAAGTAACATTTAACGAAGCATCCGATCTTACTGGCTCTGGATCAGGGATTGGTGGCCGTACAATATTTGATGATTCTTTTGCACCATTGCGTATGGCTAATCCTATTCGCACTTATGCAAGACAAATTACAACCATTGGCTCAGATGAAGCCTTTGTAGCAAAAACTGGTAACGCAACTGACCCAGTAAATCCTTGGGGATATACATTTACACCCAACGTGGGAACACCAGGCGAAGATACTTCTTATTGGCAGATTCCAGTAAAAGTTATTTCTGCACAGATTCCAATTCGTACTGCCGTTCTATCTGATATTAATAATTTAGAAGAATCAGTTGTTATGGATTTAGCTTTAGAGTTCTTACAGCAAGAAGCATTATCAATGATGAAGAATAATGACCAATCAGGCTCAACCACAGCTACAACTGGCGCTGAATATGGTTTGCGTGGTTTAAATTCTTATCCAAGTTCCACAACTGCCGCTTCATTTGGTACAAATGGTTCTGCTTTAGACGATGGTATTCATACTGTATTGACAGTATCTCAAATTGCTCAAGTAGTAAGTTATAACGATTTAGCTGAAATGGCATCTCAATTACCAGCACAATATTGGAATTTTGATACGACTTGTTGGATGATGCACCCAGATACTATACGCAATTTGCGACAAAATCTTTCTTCTTCTGGAATGCCTTATTTCCTTGAAGTTGGCGATGAAGATGGAAGTGCGGTAGGAAATATTTTTGGTCATAAAGTTATTGCCAATCCTTACATGGATACAGAAGATGAATATTTAGGATTTCCAGTTTATCTAGCAGATTGGTCAAGGTTCGTTACTATTGCAGATAACGAAGAATTTACCTTTAAGCTTTTTGAGCAAACACAGCCAGGATTTGTAACTCTATATGCTGAAAAGCGTATGGTATCTACTATTCGTGATGTGTACGCTGGAGTTCGTTCTTGCTGGTTTGATTAAGGCCAATTATGTCTAGCAATCTTACAAGCGGTTCATATTATGGATTGCCTAGGAATCCTTACAGCTATGAAAAAGTAGAGCAGATTAACCGCGATGTTTTGACATCGTGGTTAACATTGGAAGAAATTACTCAGCAACTTAATCTTTTTCAAGATGAGAGCCAAGATTCATATTTAACTGGGCTTGAATTAGCTACCCGTATGGCGATTGAGGACTATCTTGGTATGTCCATATTCCCAATAACCTATAAAGCGTACTATGGGGCTACAAACAACTCTATGGGTATGCAAACCGCTTTAGATTTGCCAGAGGTATCGCAGAACTTTAATAACCAAGCTGGTACTGTTATTAACTCTGTAGCGTATTACAACAATGATACTGTTCCAGTTTTAACTGCAATTGCATCTACAGAATACTTTTATGACCCAACTGGTAATCGTGTCATCGTAAATGCATTGCCAAATAATGTCAGCACAATAATGGCAAACCCGATTGTTGTTACTTGGCAAACCAAAGCAAACCCATTATCCCAATATCCTGTAATTAAACAGGCTGGATTACTTCTTTTGACCCATTTATATAATCAGCGTAGCAATACGACTATGGGTGTTCTTCATAACATCCCATTTGGCGTAGAAGCCCTTTTAAGACCATATAAACCATTGGTGCTTTAATGGCCATTACCCGTTATGAAAATGTAGAAATTAATAATGTCACCAACGGGGCTGACAGTATTGGTGAATACACAACTACAATTACCCCTTGGTTCACTACTAGGGCGCGGGTGCGCGATGTTGCTAATAGTCTAAAAATTGCTGATAAATACCGCGTTTATCAAGATTTGGTCAATTTGACTTTTAATTACACTCCGTATATGAAGCAAATTGTGGATGACCAGGATTTATACAGTATTACATGGCGGGATCAGGATTGGCGCATTACTGATGTTCGTGAAGCAGATGACCGCATGAGCATCACACTTCTTTGCTATTACAACGCACCGAACACACCAGTATGACAACTCAAAATAACCCGTATGATTATGCAGAAGCCATTCAATATCAATTGGCTGATATTGTTACGCCTGTCCCAGTATATTCAAATTTCAATAGGAATTATGCCAAGCAACCAAAGTTTCTAACTTGGCAATTACGCAACATTCACCAGGATGTATATACTGGCGGGATTCAGAGCAATAAAGGCATAGATACGCCGATATTTCAAATATCAATATTTGCACAAAATAAAGCAGATGCTTTTAATCTATCTAACGATATACTACAATCATTGCATGGCTATTCTGGTCAATTTGGTGGTCCAGGAGGATTCTTTATAGCCAAGGCTGATGTGCATTGGCTATATAATAGTTACGATAATGAATTGGGATTAAATCAGATTTTCCTTGATTGCATGATTTATGTTCCAGCATAAGACAAGATTTATTAACTTTTTATGGAGTATTTAAAATGGCACTAATCAATAAAGTCTTACCTGGATATACAGCAACCCTGTGGATGCAAGATGATGTAACCCCAGTAGCATTAACTGATACCCAATTGGGAACATGGACAGCGCAAGTGGCAACTATTGTTGGTACAGAGGCTGGCGGATCTGGTACTGCTGGATATGTAGTTCCAGTTGAATCAATCCCAGCTTTTGGTGCTGACGATGCTTCAGCCGCTTACTCTGTAGCTGGTGCGCGCACTGGTGCTAAGATCACTACTCAGAACCAAGTTACTTCTATGACCATTACAGCGGCTTGGAATTCTGCTGATGCGGCTCTTTTACAGATTCGTGCAGATGGCTACAGCGGTTCTACAATTCGTACTTATGTAGTCGCTGTGTACGATGGTGAAGATACTGTCGCTTATGCCTTCAATGCTCGCGTTGGTGGTTTGCAATGGGATATGTCACCTTCCGCTGAAGGTAAATTTATTTTTACAATCCATCCAGTAGGCGGAAACTCCTACGGCTGGTCAACCAACACTTAATATAACAGCCCCCGAAAGGGGGCTTTTACAATACATGACAGATATAAAAAACTCAGATGACTTATTAGCATTTATAGTTACCCAATCCCAAAGTGGTGGCAAAGCTTGGTTTGGCTTTCCTCAACAAAGGATTGTTGGTATCTATATGTGTTATGAATTAGCAAAGCTTCATGCTGATAAGATGACCCCTAATGAGGTTGTTGAATATGCAATTGATTTAAATAATAGAATATTTTCTAAGATAATAAAAGGTGATAACACATGAGCAGACTTGCATCAGCATTCCAAATCAATGATTCCATCCGCACTAAAGAATTTGAATTAGGCGGATTCCCATTTAAAGTTCGCGTTCCCTTGGATTCTGAACTGGAAAACATTACTAAGCGTTTTATTACTGTTTCAGATGAAGTAATTAATGAGCGCATTAAAAAAATGACATCTTTACTAAAAGATGAAGATACCAAAGACATAGAAATTAATAGAGATAATGTCCAATCTATTATTCGAATGGAGCAAAAGATTGTTGAATATATTCGACTTTTGATTCCAGTAGAAGGCGATATTTCTGATATTACTTATGAAGAAATTGCAGAAGAATTTCCTTTGCAAGTGCAAATTGAACTTCTTGGCAAGATTACTGAAGTTATCCAACCTGGATATAAGGATGCCCGAAAAAACTAATACGGGATATTCACCAGCAAGCTAGGGCCTATATCTGGGCGCATGGCGGGTGTCCCGACAACATACCGACTGACGATATGCGTAATATAGAGATCATGCTAAACGATGGAATGATAGGACAAAAATCTGTCCTATTGGCATTAAGCGCATTGACAACTGGCAACCTCAACTCCAAGCTAAAACCTACTGCACAGCCTTACAAGATGGAAAACATATTACCATTGGCTCATGACTATATTTCCCCTCCTCCAACTGAGGAAGAATTAAAGGCAAAAACCAATGAAAATCTTTCTACTTATATTGCAATGCACCCAAAAGCGCCAAAGAAGTTAAAAAATGGCTGATAAAATAACCATTACAACCGAAGGCTTTGCTGAGTTTGATGCTCAGTTAAAGGCTTTGGCTGATGGTTATCGGGCTGATTTGGTAGCCAAACAAACTCTTACTAAGGCTGGCAGAGTTGCCATGCAAAGAGTTTATGACGATATGGTTTACCGCGCCCCGTATGATTCACTTCATAATACTTCTGGTATTCATCTAAGAGATACTGGGAAGATAGAATCTCGTATCCCTAACGCTGGTGACAAGATGTCTGAATATGTAAATGAATCAGATGCCGCTATTACAGTAGTTTCAGTTAAAAAATCCGCCGTATCACTTTCCCAAGAATTTGGTAATGCAAGAACCGCCGCACAACCATTTTTGCGGGTTGCATTAGAAAGTAATATCGAAAATGTCTTAACTACATTAAAATCACAGCTAGGTCAAATTATTCCTGATTATTGGAAAAGCTTACAGCGGCGAGGGATTAAATAATGGGTAGTCAATACGCGGCACGATTAGGAGTATTACTCGCCATCGATACGGCTGAATTTACCGCTGGTGTAAATGAAGCAGTAGCGACCAATAAAAAGCTTAAACGGGCTATCGAATCAGATATGCAAGCCGCCGCGAAAGAAATTCAGCGGCTTCAATATGCAGTTCAAGACTATGGCAAAGAAGTTACTCATGTAACTCAAATGGAGCGCGCCCTAGCAGAAGGTGGCCGTTATGCCCGTCTTGCTAAGATTAAAGATTCAGAAGCCATTGTTCAGGGGATGCTTGCTCAAGCGGCGGCCCTAGATAAGCTGGCAAACTCTGATAAAAAATTGGGTGCTAGTGGCCAATCGTCTGGCATGGATAGATACCTAAAATCAGCTTTGGCATATCAAACAACTGATATTGTTACCAGTTTAGCTGGTGGTCAAAATCCATTGATGGTTATGCTACAACAAGGCGGTCAATTACGCGACCAATTTGGTGGATTTAAACCATTGTTTGCTGGAATTGCAGAGGCAGTTACTTTAAGTAAGGTAGCATTTACTGGTGCGGCATTAGCTGTAGGCGCATTAGCTTATGGTTTTTATAAAGGGTCACAAGAATCTGCCACATTTAGAGATAATTTAATTCTTACCAATAACTATGCTGGATTGACCGCACAAAGTTTTGATAAATTATCAGCATCATTAAGCGATAGACTAAATGTATCTATCACAAATACAAAGTCTATATTTATGGCTTTGGCGGCATCTGGAACAATTACAAGCAAAAACCTTGGTAGTGTTGCAGAAGTAATAGGCAACATTGCCAAACTAAGTGGTGAATCTGCCGATACTGTGGCAAACAGTTTAATTCCATCAATGGATGGTTCTGCGGCATCAGCCAAAAAACTTAATGAAAGATACCACTTTCTTAGCCTGGCTCAATATCAACATATTGAAGCATTAAATAAACAAGGCAAAGCATCTGAAGCATTAAATTATCAAAATGATTTATTAAATAAATCATTTGAAGAACAAGAAAGAAAGCTGGGTCTTGTAGAAAAAGGGTGGAATAGTTTCTTAATGACCCTTGGCAATGTAAAAAATACATTGTTTTCAATTGGTAAAGATGCTGGCGATTCTCAATTATTAGATGCCGCAGTTTCTAAATTAAGAACCGCTAGTTTGGTTTATGGGATGGCCCCCTCTGCCGATAGAAAAAAGGAAATGGATGCCGCGCTTGCAGAATATCAAAAACTGCAAGATGGACTTGCTAATAAAGATAAGGTTGCGGCTGACAAATCTAAAGCGGAAGAACTAGAAAAACAAAGAATTGAAAACTATACAAAAGCTGGCGGATTAGAAAAGTCATTAGCAATTGAATCTGAACTTAGAAAACAATCTATTGATAAAGCTTATGAAGATAGTTTATTTAATGCTACCGCAATGGAAAAGATTAAAATTGAATCTGCTAAACGCATTGCAGAAAAGACTTTAGAAATAGAAAGATTAAATATAGAAGAAAAATTTGTATTTAGCGCGCAACGATATAAAGAACTTGGCGCTTTTGTATTAACAGATCAAAGCAGATCAGCGCAAGAAAGACAAAAAATTAATCGTGAAGAATATAAAGCGGTTACAGAAAAGCAAATTGCTGAAAAAGATTCTTTGGATATGCAAAAACAAATGATGGGAATTTATCAATCCAATATTTTCTTGACGGAAACAGAATCAAAAATTGCTGAAAAGCGTTTAGAAACAGCGCAAAAGATTGCCAAAATTATGCGAGATGAAAAGCTTACAGACGAAGCAAAGCTTGGATTAGCGGCAGAACAAGAAGCCATTGGCAAAACTGGTGAGGAAGTATTGTTGCTAGGGGAAAGACTTCAGTATATAAAAAATGTAAATCAAGCAGTATTTGAAAGCATGACAATGGCTATTCAAGCATTTTTAATTACTGGAAAAATGAACTTTAAAGACTTTGCTTTATCCGTAATTGCCAGTTTAATAAAAATTCAAGCCCAAATTGCGGCTACTCAAGCTATGAAAGGGTTTAGTTCAATGTTTGGCGGTGGCGGCGGAGGAGGATTGTTTGGAAGTTTATTTGGCGGCGGTCCACAAGAAGTAAGTGCAGTAACTACTTATATTGGTCCAGCATTCGCAGAAGGCGGAAGCCCCCCAGTTGGAATGCCATCTTTGGTTGGCGAGAACGGACCAGAATTATTTGTTCCAACTGGATCAGGAACAATTATTCCAAATCAAAGAATGAATGACTATGCTTCTGGTCAAGCACAAAATGTATTTAATGGCCCTTACATTGCTAATATGTCAGCCATTGATACTCAATCAAGCATTCAATTCCTTGCTAAAAACAAAATGACTATTTGGTCTATGAACCAATCAGCTAGTCGCTCTATTCCAACAAGTAGGTAATTATGAGTTTAACTAACATTCTATCCATTTCAGAATCCGTTGGAATCAATGACCAAAGATTTGTTGGCCAAGTTGTCAGCAGAAACCAGCGTATTTCTACTTCTGAAATTATTACAGTAGTTCCTTTTGCTTTTGAAATGAAGCCAATGAACTATTTACTTTACAGTCAAAATCGTGCATTGCTTAATTCATTGCGTATTCCAGACAAGTCCTTAGATCAATATTTAAACTTTGGTTCTACTGGATGGATAAACTACATTGCTTATCAGGGGGATATGACATCAGGTCAAATTACCTCTGCCCAATGGCAAACCAGTTCTGCCAACAAAACCTTAGTTCTTGGCAACCTTCCTAATAATACGGCTATGCCATCTAATTTATATGTAGTCAAACAAGGTGATTTTTGTCAGGTTGGTTTATATGCTTATATTGCTACGGCTGATGTTTTGCGTGGTTCTGGTTCTACTGTTGTCATCCCCGTACATCGTAATCTTATTGCCACTTTAGCTACCCCCGTAAATGCAGTTATTGGTCAATTTGGAACAACTGTTAGCATGGGTGGAAATACTTATACAGGAACCACTTTTCAGGTTGTTCTAAGGGAATACCCTACATATACTTTAATTCCCATGACTAATGATTCTTTTATTGAATGGTCTGGAACATTTAAAGCATTTGAAAGTGTTTTGTAATGGAAATTATTGAACCAGTAGAAAATACTAACAATATTCGTTATGCGGATTTTGTAAGAGTAACAACTCCTGATGCCACTTATCGCTTTGCTACAACCGCATCTGCATTAACAATATCAGCGGTGGATGCCCAACCATTTAGTGCATTAGGTGTTTTAATGAGGGTTGGTGATACTCAGCGTGATATTAAATCTACTGCAAATGAAACTACTTTTACAATGGTTGGAATTGATACCGCAATGCTTGGTTGGGTGCTAGGAAATCAAATTAAAGGTAGCAAAATTGAAGCATGGAAAGGGTTTTTTAATACAGATGGAGCATTAATTACTACTGGCG